GTTTTGCATGAAAAGGGGAGTTTGACGGATAAGGCCGTTGAAAACGCGAAAAATTGACGAGTGCCGCGAGGCGAGGGTCAGGCTGGCTTTTCGCCTGCAAATGAAACACGACGTTGCCGTCACCGAAATCGCAAAGGTGATGGGATGCTCCGAGAGACAATATCTTCATTGGTTGAAGCGCTTTGGTCTGAATGAGCAGGTGCAAATCAAATCGTCCAGCACCGAAAATGCTCTGCAACGATTGCGGACTGAGCTCAACAAACTGATCGATGGGGAGGAGCTGCCAGACAAAAACAAGGCAGAAGCCCTCATGGCTCTGGCGAAAGCCGTGAAGACGGTTGGTGAGCTTGCAATTGAAACGGGGGCGTCGGAAGTGGACGGTGGTGCTTTGGTACCAAGCCTTCATGAAGCCAGACAGGCTCTGGCTCGCATAGACAGGAGGATCGACGAACTTGCAAAAAGGCGCGCGCAGGAAATCTTGGGGCGCGGACTTGACGCGAAATCAGATCATGACAGCGGAAAGCGAATGGCTGCTCAAGGCGCGTGATGCGCAATTGCCGCCGCCCGCTGGTTGGCGAACCTGGCTTATTCTGGGTGGTCGCGGCTCTGGCAAAACGCGTGCTGGTGCTGAATGGGTGTCTGGCATGGCACTGGGCTTGGCACCTTTTGCAGCAAAGGCTTGTGGGCACATCGCGCTGGTCGGTGAAACTTTTGCCGATGCGCGCGAGGTGATGGTGGATGGTCCTTCCGGCATATTGTCGGTCTCCCGGCTTTCGCGACCGCGATATGAAGCAACGCGTAAGCGACTTCTGTGGGACAATGGTGCGGTGGCGTCGCTTTATTCGTCCGAGGATCCGGATGGATTACGCGGACCGCAATTTGATGCTGCATGGTGCGACGAACTGCAATATACAATTACGTGCACAGGTGTCAACCTAATTAAGTAATTGAAAAAACTAGTATTTATTATTGAAAAGACTTGAACACGGCACTCGCCCTTTGATTCCAATGGCATTAACTCTGAGTTGCAAACGCAAAACGGAGTTAAACAAATGCAATCTAAAGTTGGTTTTCATGTTTGGGGAATATTCGGAAACGAACTGTTTGATCGAGTGTTTCCAAGTGCTGCTGCTTGGAAAGCGTGGCGTCGAATCAATGAGCGCCGGTATGAAATCGAAGTGTTCGGCATGAAAAGCGAGGCAGCGTAATGGTCTTGCTATCAGCGCAACATCGTCGGCAACTTCTTCTCAATGGCTTGGATCGTGAGAAAGATCATATCCCGGTGGTAAAGTTATTCACGCCATGGGCCAACGCAACATGGGTTCTCAAAGACATGGAGACAGATGGAGACACTTGTTTCGGGCTTTGTGATTTAGGACTTGGTGAGCCGGAACTAGGTTATGTCAGCCTGAACGAGTTAAATCGCCTCAGAGGGCCAGCAGGGCTTACAGTTGAAGTTGACATGCATTGGGAGCCGACAAAGCCTTTGAGCGCGTATGCGAGCGCCGCAAGGGCAAATAGACGTTACTTGGAGCCGTAGGGCTTCACTCAAAGTGAAAGGGAGTTCGTTTAGTGCGAACTCCCTCTAGCAGTTAAAGCGCTTGCTTAAAACGCAAAGCGTCTTCCGCACTCGCAAAGTCCAATTGGATACGACCAGTCGAACCGTCATAGGCGAATTGCCCCTCGTATCCGAGCCTTCGTGTGTGAGCCAGAAAGGGTTCGATTTCGTCAGCAAAAATGCGATGAATTTCATCCAAGACAGTTTGATGGTCTATCGGCTTCACCAGTGCATCAAACTTAACAGGCTTTTGATTCGCGGCCTTCTGTATTGGAATTAGGTCGCCCTTATAACTCAACGAATATAACCTGCATAACAACGTATTGAGTTCATCGTATCGATATTTGTTTGGCTTTTGACTCATTGTTTCGTCCCAGAAAACAATTGTTTCGCACCTGTAAAATTAAGTTCCGCGATTACCGCTAATTCGGTCCATGAAATTCAGGAACTTCACCACCACAATCACTCCAGTAATCACCATAAAAACTATTACAATGTCCACTAAGTCCATTGTCCAGATTGCAGTAAAAAATTCAGTTACTATCACAAATACATCTTGTAGTGTCATTTTGCCCTCCTAAGAAAATATAAAATTAGCAATACTTCCGTTGATACTTATGCGCAAGAAATAAAAAAGCCCTCCCTGATGCAGCAGGAAGGGCGTACTTGAGGAGTGGGTCAGTTGGAAAATGAGGTAAAACCAACTGACCCTGTGCAGGAGAGCACAAGCGATCACAACGAGTTCAGGAGTGTAATGCAGATCGCATTCCTATTTATCCTTTTGCAGTCATAGGCAGCCAAAGAGCAGTCAAGGAAACGCGGCATGGAAAAGGTGATCGCTGTTACGCGATCACCGTCGAACGCTGCTAGGGCTTAATCTCGTAAGCCTGACCGCGCGAATTAATCAGTTGGCTTTCCGTAATGGTCCAGACAGTCGTTCCATCTGGAAGCGTATCACCCTGGCTTACGTGCCACATGCCCTGCGTGTTGGCGATTAGCGCTTGCTTACCTGTTACGTCTACAAGGCGGAAAGAACTGTCAAGGAGTGGCGGTGTTAGCAGGAGGTCCATGCGCTGCTTCGTGATGGCTTCCTGTGCTTGCTGATGCTTCTCGTATCGCACAATGCCTATAGGGATCGATGCAAGGAATATCAGACCAGATAGTGCCAATGCCGACTGCTTTAACATGCTCATAACGAACGTCCTTTGGTTGCGTTATTCGCAGTGCTATTGCCGTTGATTTCAAAGGGCGATGTAAGATCGCTCTGGAAAAAGAAAAGAATTCAATGAGTTGGATCGTCGCCCGTTTTTATCCGCCCCATAATAACCCAAGCCCTGACTGGCTATCCGCAGGATGGAGCGAAGCGACCAAATGGCTACCGCAGGTCAATAAACCCAATAGCCCACCAATGGCCAGTGCGAAGCACAGGAAGGCAGAATGCCACATGGGATGAATGCGAGGACGAGTTGGCTTGCCAAATCGGACTTGGCTTCAGCCATGTATGCTTAGGTTAGTTGATATGTAAGAAGTGGAGTGCATGGGATATCTATATAGAATATAGATAACTTATGTATTCTACTACTTTCATGTTAATTAACCCAATCCATATTATTATATATATGAGTTATGTAATCTACCACTCGGATAAAATAGCCCATATGAGCAGTATCCGATAAATATCCATGTGAACTTATCACATTTGTTTTGCCAAAAACAAGCAATCGAACCGAGGGGCTCCAATCCCTCGGTTTCTTACCTATTAGAGCAGGGATTTGAAGTAGATTACATAAATAGAAGTGTAGAAATTATTTGGAGATAATTCTGCAATTGGCAAAATAAATTTTCAGGAGTTCACCATGCAACCCAAGCACATTTTGATTACTATCCAAGTCCAGAACAAACTAGTCGATTTTCCTCACGACCAACTGGACGAATTTACCGAAAAACTTTTCAAGTTCTATTCGCGCAGCGCACGTTACCAGACAAACAAAGGCGTGCAGTTCGAACTCACGTTTTCCCAATATATCAGCAAGTTCAGTAGCCAGCAGTTGAACTCGTTTGCCCGTTCTTACCTTGGCGGCACGATTGAAGGTCGCCAGCGTTCAAAATACAAGTTCGTACTGAGTTGGGCTTCTCGTCAGGACAAACTTAGCGGCGTGATGAATGATGCCACTGCAATCATTTGCGGCGAAAAAGAATCGAAAACTAACTGCCGTTATCTTCCGGGTGAAGAACGTAGCGAATTGACCCGCAAGCGCATGTCAGCCAAGAAGAAGGGCAAGAAGCGCCCAGAGGAAGTTAAGGCTAAGATTGCTGAGACGAAGAAGGGCCAGACATACGACGAGACTCATCGCGCTAACATTTCGGCTGGTCTCAAGGGCAAGCCAAAGTCGGCTGAGTCAAACGCTAAACGAGCAGCAGCGTCAAAAGCAAGATGGGCTGCATATCGAGAAGCAAAAGCCTTCACTCAAAGTGAAGCGCATAAATAATAACGAAGGCGAATAGGCCCGCTTTCAACTCCACAGGTAGACCCGGATTGCACCAGCGATCCGGGTTTTGTTTTGGCCGGTCAATCGGCTCTCCGAATAAATACTAGGTAAGAACGGAGGACGAACCAATGACAGACCACGGACAGAAGGGCGTTGCAAAAACGCCGGAACATAAAGCAGCAATTTCCAAAGCCCTTAGCGGACGAACTTTGTCACCCGAACACAAGGCCAAGATCGGTCAGAGCGTTAGGGAAGCAAAGGCAAAGAAGAAAGCCCTGAACCAATCGCGACAGGACGCGAAGCAATTCAAAAGCCCGCATTTCCAGAGCATTTGAGCGCGTTTTCTACCTACTTGGATAAATAGATATGTAGGAACAAACAGGGAGAACACAAATGCTAATGAAGATGCCACTACAGGAAATTGAAGTCGCAGCACAAACACTGCCAATGAAAGAACAGACACAAGCAGCGGTAATTAGGGAACTCGTTGCGCAGCAATCAGAACATGCAGAACTTATTGAAGCCCTACAAGATGCAATCGAACGCATCGAACAGGCACTTTTACATTTTAATCAGCAGTAATTTTAAAAGAGGTATTTCCAATGAATTTAGATCATCTTAGCGAACTATTTGAGCATATTGAAATCAAGGCAACCCTTAAACCTACACGTTTAGACCCGCTTGCCGACCTAAATAGTTCATCGATGACAGTCGATTACACGCCACGTTTAGCCAAGACCAAAGTCCCATTCATGGACTTCTCAAAGGGTGATCGTAACTGGCTTGATTTGCTCATCACTGAGTTGACGACCATCGGTGACACATTCCGAGACGATAAAATAATCATGCTTGGTTACGCCAGCGCAAAACCCGGAAAAGGCGGAAAGCAGACATGGCAGCAGTACGTAGAGGGCTTGTATGCGGACAAGGTTCAGCAGCGCAAAGATTATAGCGAAGCCCAACTCAAGCATTTGCCGAAGTTAATCGACTTGCTCCGTCAGGGCAAGCGCCTCAGTGGTTGCGGCAATCTTGAATTCTACAATCTCACAACGAGCAAAACACTCTAAGGGTATGTGCCAGTTGCGCAGCAACCCGCAACTGGCAATAATCGCCGATAAAAAGCGTGTGGGGTATTTGATGGATACAAAATCTAGTGTTATCGCTGACAACAGCGCGCATTACATACATTCGGTTCTTCGCGAACGCATCGTAGAGCATGTCTTTGTCGGTGATACGCTTCGCCGCCTTTGGCAACTCGGCATCACTGATGTTGAGGTTTTGCGTTCTGAATTTGATGCTGGTGGGTATGATCTTGTCCTGTCGCGGGGCAAAATCATCCGACATATCCAACTAAAGACCATGAGTGTTGGTGCGACGACTAGAGAAACGACGGTCAGCATGAAACTCCTAGAGAAGCCTAGCGGTTGCGTCATCTGGATTGTTGTTACGCCTGACCTTCAATTGCTTTCGTACCTCTGGCTTGGCGGTCTGCCGGGCGAACCAATTTCAGACTTTAGCGACTTCAAAATCGCAAAACATGTCAGAGCGAATGCCGAAGGCATAAAGGGTGAGAGACCTAATCACCGTAAGGTTTCAAGCGGCAGATTCGAAAAACTTGGCAGTATTGATCAAGTTCTCGGGAAACTATTTGGTACATTAAAGGGGTAGATCATGGACGCGGGGGATTGGATAAGTGTTGGTGCGACGCTCATAGCAGCGGCATCATTTGTTTGGGGCGTAGTTTCATGGCGAACGGCATATTTGGGCCAAAAGAAAATTGAACTGGCGGAACAGGTATACGAATTGTTTTTGACTTGCGCTGACCACCTAAGCGCCATCAGAAGTCCATTTGGTTATGTTGGTGAGGGTGCTAGCCGGCAGCGTGCGGAAAACGAAAGTGCTCGAGAGACCGAGATTTATGACCGAGCGTATGTTGCTCTAGAACGGCTTGAAAAGCGCGGGGACGACTTCAATAAGTTATTCTCGCTCATGCCACGTTTCGAATTCTATTTTGGGCCCAATGCTACTTTGCCCATAAAGACCCTCGGCGAGGTGCTCCGTGATATACGCAACGCTAGCAAAATGCTCAGGCATTATTGGCTTCAGCAAGGACAGCCATTCCAAGACCCTGGAGCATTTGATCGGCACTTAGCGCAAATGCACAGGCATGAGGCTGTATTCTGGGATGGTGGTGGAGACGATGATCCGATACGTCCACGCATCGCCTTGGCTGTAACCTCCATTAAATCCACTTGCACTTCCGTGTTGAATCCTCAGCCGAATCTGTGGCGAGGATTGAAAAGGGGACTGTTGAAGTTGGAGAAATTCGTTGAACGGCCCAAGGACTTGGATTCCGATAACCCGGCCTAAACAGCCGGGTTTTCCATGCCGCCAATAAATACGGCATGGCAATAAACACAGCATCACTTAAATTAATCAAGGACTTCGAAGGCTGCAAACTTCTAGCGTATGTTTGTCCAGCCGGAGTTCCCACCATCGGATACGGACACACACGAACAGTTAGCCGTGCAGACGTTGGAAAAAAGCGCATCACTCAAAGTGAAGCAGATCGACTGCTTACGAGTTACGATCTTCCCACGTATGAGGCAGCAGTTAAGCGTCTGGTCAAAGTTCCGCTAACAGAGAACCAATACGGCGCACTTGTCAGTTTCACATACAACTTAGGCGAAACGAACCTGAGTAAATCAACACTGTTGAAGCGCATAAACGCGAAAGCACCAATTTCGGAAATCGAACGTAGTTGGCTGCAATGGAATAAAGCCGGCGGCAAAGTCCTGAACGGCTTAACCAGACGCAGACAGGCAGAAGTGGCGCTGTTCAAACGATGAAAGCAGAACACCTCACGCGCAACGATTTGTCCCTGCTCGTCTATATGAAGTTCCACGCAAAACGTATGCAGGAGATTGAACTGCTTGAGGAAGAATGCACAGCAGAACTAAACGAGTTATTGCAAGCATATGCAAGGGGCGAAGACTTAATCCTCTGGAAACTTAGCCGCGAATAACACCATGTCGAATGAGATCGGATAATATAATTATTTCATAAGGGTTGTACTAATAAAGAAAGATCGCTTTGATTTTTCATGGATATTGTTAACCAGTTTATCAATCGCGGATGCTAAATTCTCAATCTCTTCGGCTCCAATGTCGTGTTCGATATTTGATTTATCGCGACCGTTCCGGTGAACGCAATCATGTCGAACAAAAGCCATACGGATAAGTTCTTCCTTCGTTTTAGTGTCAGGAAATATGCTGTAACCAAACGCGGTGAGGTAGTTAAAATCGACCGCAAGAAAGTTATGATACATCACTGATTGCAGTCGATCCTTAATCGCATCAAGGGCCGCTGAGTTGTCTTTAATCATTGCAGACAACGATATTTTTTCCTTAGACCAGTCACGATGGTTTTCCACTAACTTTACTAATGCGTCTATGTCAGCAAATAATGACTTGGAAAGATGATCTGAAAGGTAAGTTTCAATAATAGAAAAATACTGAACGAATATAATTCTGTAGAAGGTTTTTTTGGAGACAGGACTTTTCTCAGCGAATTTCACGATGTCTCGAATATCGAATACAGCATTGTTATAGATGCCGTATGGATCATTTGATACATATTCACGGAGATAATCTTCGTACTCATCATCATAGTATGGGGCTTGGTAAGGTACTATTACTTCAACGCTGATATTAGGATGAGATGGAATTTCGCCGCGGACACCGGATGCTTGAGCGGTAAAATCAATACTATAACGTGTGTGACAATGTGGACAGTCAACGTCGTAAGTATCGAAACCCTCAGCGTCGTGTTCGCTATCCGCCATCAAATCGTACGCGGGTACGTCAACGAACTCGTAAACTAAACCTTCACAATCGCTGCAAGTGAATTTTACACTAGGCTCTCTAAGCAAAATTGGCACCCCTAACCTAACCTTCTAACAGCAGTGTGCAATCACTGTTTTATATTCTGCTGTAATAGCAAGCAGATTTAAACAGATAATCAGCACCAACCTCCCCACAGCCTAGAAAATCCGAGAGGCGCATTGTAAGCCTTTGTTTTCAAAGGGCAACCGATCTTCGCTCTTGCATCAAACTCTTTTGGCAATAGGCACAATCAATGTGCGTTGACTGTGCCGAAGGAGTTACAACTTATGCAACCTACACGTTATGTCGCTTACTATCGCGTATCGACTGCTAAGCAAGGTCAAAGCGGACTTGGCCTTGAAGCACAACGTCAAGCATGTGCGGGTTACGATCCGATAGCCGAGTTCACCGATATAGAGTCGGGTAAGAACAATGACCGTGACCAACTGCAAGCAGCAATGCAGTTTGCACGAACGAATAAAGCCACGCTGGTATTTGCAAAACTTGACCGCCTGTCACGTAATGCAGCGTTTATCCTATCGCTGATGGAGCAGGGCGTTCGCATACGTTGTGCGGATATGCCGGATGCTGATGAGTTTCAATTACATCTGTATGCGATCCTTGCGCACAAAGAACGCCGGATGATCTCGGAGCGCACAAAAGCAGCACTAGCAGCGGCTAAAGAACGTGGCGTCAAACTCGGTGGTACACAAGCAAGCACGCGCCAGCGCATAGATGCTTTTGATCAAAGCATTCTGCCCGATGTCCAGAGTATCATACAGTGCGGTGCAGTAGGTCCAGCAGCAATTGCTAGAGAACTTAATGCAAAGCAAATCACGACAGCACAAGGAAAACAGTGGGTCTCAACGCAGGTGACGCGCTTGCTTCACAGGCTAGGAATGTAAGGGGCTATACACCCCCTGTGGATTCAAACAAATAAGGAACAGATCGTCAGCCAAATTTGATATTGTTTGGAGAGCATTTCATCAGGTCAAAAGGATTTGGTAGTCTCTCAAAGAGAATTGCGTGAAAAACAATTATTACTCTTCGGGAGCAGGATAGACGGGAGGGTGCGTGTCTGATGTGTCTGGACGGAATTTGCTGTTGAGCGCATTCACTATAATTCTCAGGTCGTGGGGTCGCGATTGCAACCTTCCTGAAATCGCAAGCATATTGCTTAGAGATTGTTCAAATATTTCGCGTTCTTCCGCAAATTTTTTTACCGTTTCTGCTTCGAACCGAGCAAATGCGTAAAGAGAGTCAGTGGCGGCATGTAAGGATGCGATGTTTAGAAGCAATGTGTTTTGTCTGCCTGCTTCGAGAGGACCGACTTCCGATTTATATCGCGAACTGAAAACTTGTGCTTCTGTAATAATGTCCCGAAAAACTTCAAAAGTGTCTTCGTCAACGGTTGAAGCAGCATCCATCAATGTCGCGAGTGCTTCACTTGGAAGTGTATTTATAGAGTAATTGCCATCCATTATTTCTGAGAAGCATTTTTTCCAGTAGGTTGTGAGGGATGCGAGTGCGGTGCTCAATCTAAGTCGCGCCGAAATAGATTCTTTCCGTTTGGTACGGTCCAACTCGTCTTTCTGGAGTTTAATCTGTTTCCACAAATATCTAGCGCCCAAAGCAGCCGGAACGCCTGCAATAATTGCGGCTAACAGCGTTTGCCAATCAAATATCAGATTGATCACGAAATTCGAGTATTTATCGACGTTCTCCGGTTGGGTCCAAGCAAAGGTATAAAAGTTTTGCTGGTGATAATACATCGATTTCCTATTACACGTTGCTATTGCAGCAGATATTAATACAGCGATTCGATGTTGGGGGGGGTGACAAATGTCAAATCAGTTTGGTTTACGTTTACGGTTTTCAGGCGGGTATGCCGACCAAAATATGTTGGATGCCTATGATGGTTCCAAGTCATTGGCTGGGGTTGCCCGAGCGCTGCAAATCACCACGCAAGCATACGTTAATAAAGATTTTTCAAAGGTTGCGACCAAATTAAAGAACGCAGAAATTTACATCAAGCCAGCACATCAAGGAAGTTTTATCGTTGATTTTATTACGCATATCTCTGCGAAGGCATCGGGCGTTCTCATAAACGCACCTACGTATTACGATTTTATAGGTTTTGCATTCAACCAAGCCGTAGGAAATACCAAAGGCGAGCCCAAAACTCGATATGTTCAGTCGTTAATTGGCCCGGACAAGCCAACGTTTGATCATCTATCAGAAGTTCTAGAAGGGAGTCTCCAAGAGGCCCACAGGAGCATCTCTGAACAAACAGTCTCGCAAATTACGCTAGAACGACCAAGAGGCGAAAAAATCGCTGTGTTCAACCAACAAACCGCGGAATGGGTTTACACCCGCGACTTGGGAAAAAATCCCGAATATTTAATTGGCAATGTTACGAGGTATAACTCAGAATCTCCTAATGGTCGTGCATACATTGATCATTTGGATAAGATAATTCCTTTCAAGCGGCACGATGATTTTAAAGCCGCGAATAAGCAAAATCTCACGTGGTCGTTGCATGAGCATGACCGAATAAAGCAAGGAAAATTGGAGTTTGAAGCGCGAAGGGTCATTTCTGCAAGCGGTCACGTAAAGCGGCTGATTGTTTATGACTGCAAAGTAGTAAAATAGTTCGAAGCGGAAGTCCAAAATCTTCGGTTGCCCTGACTACTCAACGGCTATTGATAGAGAGGCACGCAAGCATTAGGGCTTGCGGTGCAAAGGACTACTTGATGACAAACGCAATTGAACTTCTAAAGGCCGCTGCAACTACTGGCTTTGTTGGTGGACAAAATGCTGTAGAGATCTTCCTGAATAAGATCGATACGCAGGTAGCAAACGCAAAGCAGGTCAAAGCAGGCAAAGCACTTAACACACGGTCGCTGTGGTTCCGCAAAGACGGTGCTGGTTACGTGGTGCGTGTTGGCCGTAATGCTTTCGAGATTGCAGGAAGCAAACTCTTTAAAGCAAGCGATCTTGATCAGGTGGTCGTGATCCTGACCGCTGCAAAAGAAGCAATTCAAGCGGATGCAAAGTTGCAGGAGACGATCACAAAGTTCTCGAAAGAGCGCAGCGAACGTCTCAAGAAAGGTCGTGCTAAAAAGGCATAACGCAGACGACTAATTGCGCAATTAGTTGTTAGAAGCCCATCGGAAACGGTGGGCTTTTCCTTGTCAGCATGAGTAGGATGCAAAGACGCACAGACGCTCATACAGCGAGGTAACAGGGGCTGGGGTGCTTGCGCTACTGCATTGGGGGCAATGTGCTGCACGATACATCTATGCGTCTTTACGACTGTAATGTCGTACTGCGTCAGAGACATGTCAAGGCCACGCTCTTGGTTCTGCTGCTACTTGGCTTGCAAGGACATGCTTACGCGTAAGGATGACTGCTTTGTGCGTCTTGCAGGCACATTCTCTAGCGCTTGCACCGCTCGTCCACGCAGGGCACTGCACCCCCCCTATGGGCCAAGCAAAACAGGAACAGATCACCATCCAAATTTGATACGATTTTCTAAGTGTCCGATGGCTGATTTAACTTCTGAATGGAACGGTAGAAACTTCTACAGAGACGTTTTCGTAACCCGTTTTGGATTTTAGGAAAAGATCAACACTTCGGCGAGTTATTTCCGTGTCTTTACCGGGGCCTATCCGAATTGATTTGATTGGTAGAGTTTTCATATGCTCCCCCAGTTTCACATACGGGACGAGAACGTTGTCCTTAGTTCGAAAAATAATGTTTGCTGTGTCTGGTTGCGAAACCACTAATCGCCATTCGGCTTCATTCTTGAAACTATGGTGTTTGAAACGCGGAATAAGTTCCAAAATCAAGTTTTCGAGCATCAACGGGATTGCTGGTTGCGGAGAGCCTAGTGGTGTGATTACGTCCCTTAATTGTTGTCTCAGAATATCGGCTGTTTCGTCCGCTCCATAAGATACCTTGCTGAGAACGGCATCTGCGCCCACAAAATGCGCTACAAGTCGCAAAATATCGAAATCTATCGCTATTCCCTGTGTTTGACCGGTGTAACCGCGCCATTGACTAAGGCTATCTTTTTCCTCGCTAAAGCAGCACGCATACACATCGGGAATACTCTTGCTGATGTTGCTCTTGGCCTTCGAGATTAAGTTGCGTTCATAATCACCTGATGCATTATTTTCTACGGAATTCAGGAACTTGACGGACTGCTCAATTCCATATTCCATCTCTTTCCGGTCGTTAAGAAACCGTACGTTGGACGCCCATAACTGGTCACTTTCTATTATGCAGCGAAAGCCGTCTAAGGACGTATAATGAGAAAGATTGGTTTTTCGAGGAGGAATGAGACTTTCGCTATAACGGCGCAATGCCTTCATAACATTGTTCGCGCTGATTGTGTGTGCCATCTACTCGCCCCCGTATTCAGCCTTTAATCTTCATCGGTCGCCAAACGACTGTTTCGTGTTTGTGATCGAAGTCCGAAAACTCTAACGTCACCGTGCAGTTTCGCGTATCGCACTGGCTGCACCGAAAATTCAATTCGTATGGGCTTTTTCCATAACCGAACACTCCCGCTAGATCGCCAGCCATAAACCTCGCTTCGCGTTTGCAAGCGCGACAAGTTGCGACCAGAAACATGTTATGGCGTGTTGCGTCATAGAGGGATCGGATAGATCGGGTCATTCGCCCTTATAGAACGAAACAAGAACCCTCGCAATCGGGCTGGTTCGTCATTTAACCAGCATTCTCGCTCACCCTATGCGTCTATAAGATCGCCAATTCCGCTCAGTAGATCGAACTCATCCATTTGATCGAACGTCTTTTCTTGAACCTCTTGTTCAAGCACTTCCTCGACAGTTTTTCGTCCAAACGTAGAAGTGAACGCTAAAAGTCTTTCCCTGTCTTCAAATCCCAAAAACAGAAAATGCTCATGTTGACTTGTGTCGGTTTCGTGAGCCTTGATTTTAATATCAATACTTCGAATTCCGATGGCGCGGTTGCAAGCATCGAGAGCCTTGTTAATATCGGGATGGTCAACGCCTTCAAAAACGAGAAGCGTGTTCTTTCCACTAACTCCATACTGTTTCCGCATAGTGTGGAGAAATCTTAGTTCGTCCGACCACTTATCGCGTATACCAACGCCGTATGGATTTGTTCTAAACGTATTTGTCGTTTCACCCTGATAGCGAAAACGATCATGGTAATCGAAGCAACAATACCCGTTCGCACGAGCATTATCTCGTAGCGCTGCTATGCGCTCGAAAACCCGCGAAATTGTTAGTTTCTTTGTAAACATTTGCTATCCCCCCGTTTCCTTCACTCAAAGTGAAGCCTTCAAACAAAAAGCCCCGGCGAACCGGGGCTTCTGTCATTCTGATACTGATGTCTTTAAGCCGTTAATCGCTTCATCTAATTCAGCAATCCATTTTGTGAGCAGTTCGATGTGTTCGGCGTACTTGACCTCTACAGGCCATGTCGAAGCCGGATCGAACCACTCAATGTTAGGAACCCAGCGATACTTACCGTGGTCACGATAAGTAAACGCAGCCAGTTCTTCTTGAGAGAGTTTCCTCTTATCACGAAAGACTGACCTAAAGGCTTCCTCATGCTCCCGGTGTTCTAACCTAATTCGCTTCAACTCAACTCGGCGCTTGCTAGGATCAAGGCCGATTGCATAACGAACCTTGCGGTAACTCTGGTGTATGCGTTGAAGATTATAGGCGACAGCACTACACCGACTCCCATACTCTCTCGACGCTTTGGGTGCCCGGCATAGTTCACGCTGCTCATACGCAGCCTTATTAAGCCGACTTTGTGCACCGTTCCATAGAAGTCGTTGTTCCGCCGAAAGGTGGTGATCAACAAAATCTTTGGGTAATGCAGTATCTTTAAGTAAAGAGTCCAAAGCGTTTTCGTAGCGCGATTTAATCAGTAAACCGGAATAGATGATTGAATTCTCGACCGACATAGTACCTCCAACAAAAGAGGGGATGGCAATGCCATCCCCTTCGTAAACCCCAAAACTATTACTTAACATCGCGAACCAGAGCCGGATCAAGTTCTGCAACTTCTAGTGATTGCCGTAAAGCCTTCGAGTTCGTTTCGGAAACGGTGTAACGCTGTTTTTTGAACAAGTTCAAAACATCGTTACCTTCCTTTCCGGCGTCACCGACAATCTCTAGTTCACCGTCCTTAACCCGAACGAGTGCAACACCAAGATAGCCCTCAGAGAATTTGATTGCTGTCTTGATCTGCTCTGTGAACGGAACAGTCGCCAATGGTGTCAGTTCGAGAACTGATTTCCATTCGCGGTCGTCCATCACCTCGCGCGTGCCGGTAAAGTGAATGTCACGGTCTGCTTTGATAATGTCATTAATAGTCGGCTTGACTTCCACTTTCGCCTCATTCCGAACAATGTTGATCGGATTACGGTTTTGAAAATGTGCAAGCAGGGTTTCACCAGTAAGGTTAAAATCAATAGCGAAGCGACAAACATGTGAATATTTCTCACTGCTACGATTAGGAACCCACTTGGTTGTTTCGAGACCCTTATCATCTTTTTTGGTTTCCCATTTCCCGTCCGCAGCGCGAACGAGCATCAGATAAGGGTTGTTACTTTTGAGGCCTTCTTCAAACTTTTCTCGCCCAAAAAGAGCATCGAAAAGTTTGATGAATTCCTTTCTCAGGACGGAATTTTCATCCATCAGAGAACGGGCCACATCAGTAAGTTTTGCAACATAGCGATATGTTGCATCGCGAAACTTGCTTTCGTCATAAACAAGCCCTGCGGCTTGCTCGTTGAGTTCAACAATAACCTGCTTAGCCGACGGCGCTACTTCTAGACCTGATACGGAGTGTGAAAACACACTACGCGAAAGGGCGAACACTTCCTTCTCAGTCAGAATGGTAGCGGCGTTGGAGTTGTTGGTTTCATTCGTATTGATATTCATTATCTTGATTCCTTATCAGTTGGTTTCACGTTTTCCCCGGTCGGGGCAAATGAAGTTTCCTTCGGTTGACCAAGGATTTCCTGACGTGCGTTTCCCGTTGAACGGTAGAAACAATCACCAACCTGCCGGAACGCATGTCCATCAAAGGACCAGTTGAATGACTTAACTGACGAATTCAGATATGAATTTTCAAAGAACGGTCAGGCTGATTGCTCAGCAAGACAGGGCGGTTTTATCATGCCTTTCTTGTGTCGCAAGTATTAATTTACGTTAACAAAATATAGGCTTAATTTACACTTAATTGGATTGGGAGAATGCGATGGAATGCTTCACTTTGAGTGAAGCATTCGTGCTAATGGGATGGCTTCACTCAAAGTGAAGCATCAGGGGAGGGGTCTAGTCTTTTGCTGATGGGCGTTACGTCGATAATTTCTGGCTTATGTTCGACAGCAGCCATTGAAGCGTTCATTTTAGCAATCAAGTCGCTCATGTTGTGCGTCACTTGATGGTCAATATCGAGTTTCTGCGCGGCCTTGCTCACGAATGGCGCCAAAAACATTTCTGTTGCTTTCAACTGTACCATTTCGTTCGTGCTATTCATCATCAGGTCGTAAGCCCTTTGCACTGCTTCCAGTGAGTGACCCTGTAGGGCTTCTTTAATCTCAGGCGGTGTAGGTGGTCGGCCCTTGGGATTGCCCGATTGACCCTTCTTATATGGCTTCAATCCCGCGAGACGAGAAGCCGGATAGTTCTTATTGTCGCTCTTAGGCATCTTTGTCTCCGATCACATGACCGCCGAGCAGTTTGCGATATTCGAGCGCTAGTTCCTCAGTTGGGAAGCCAATCACGAATGAAGTGTCGGAATCGACAAGTCGGATTTCATATTCAGTTTCGAGATTTTCTTTGATCCAGCGACCATATTTCTGTTCAACCCATTGTTCGGTTGCTTCGCTTACGCTCAAGCCGGGATTTGCTTCGATAAAGCCTTTTATTTCGCCTTCAACGTAGCCCTGTGCGATTGCCATTTTAATCTTCATATTATCCTCCTTGGTTGTCTGGTATTTATTAGGAGGACGCCAGAAACAGTGTGGTTGCGTATCGTCCAGAAGCCAATCAGACACCCATAGAAGCCCATCCAATTAAATACGGAGAGGGGCATTTCGGTCCCGATTAAGGGGCTGAACATGACAACACTTCTCGCAACGATATTCGCGTTGCTCAATTCGCTTGGGATCAACCACGCTCACATGTTTGCTGGCCTTGCCGGTGCAATCGTTCGCACTCTCATGGTCAAAGCGCAATCGAAGTGGGAAACGCTTACAGGCGGCTTTGTCGGTACTGCGTGCGCGGTCTACCTGACGCCAATCATCACCAAATATTTTCAAGTCGCTGACACGGACCTGTCAACGAACAACGGCATTGCGTTCGGCATAGGCTTGATCGGCGTTTATCTGGCTGAAGGTGCAATTCGCATGGTGCAACGTTGGGCGCGTGATCCGAAGTTGCCAAAGAGCGCAGACCTGAAAAGCATCGTCGAAACGCTAGTCGAGGACGATAAGAAGCAGGAAAAAGAGGCGGAAAAATAAATATCACCGAAAGGTGGTATTAATGGCATTACCCGCTGAAAAAGCACAGTTTTTTGAAGAGCATTTATTTCCGAAATACAAAAAGAGCATCGCATTTTTTGCGCACCATTTGTTCGGAACGACACTCTCCCCAAAGCAAATCGAGTTTGCAGAAGCATTCCAAAGAAGCAAGCGTATCACATTCAAAGGTGGTGCTGGTTTCGGCAAAACGCACGTTATGGCGGTCGTTTTCTGGTGGAGCCTGATCTGCCACGACAACGTGAAAGTTACGATATTCGGGCCGTCTGAGCAGCAGATTAAAACGGGTATCTGGAATGAAATCCTGATGCTTCACGGCAAAATGTCCGATGAAGACATTAAGGACGCATACGAAGCGACAGCGACGAAGATTGATCGCAAAACACGCCCAAACGATTGCCTTGGCGTGTTCAAGTTGGCGAACAAAGAGAACGTCGAAAATGCGCGAGGCATTCACGCTCCCAACAACTTCATTTTCGTTGATGAGGCGACAGGTGTCCCCGATGAAGTGTTCGACGCCTTCAAGGGTATTTTTCGCGATAATAATCCGAAACTCTGTCTTATTTCTAACCCGACAAGAACTAGCGGTCGCTTTTGGGAAACGTGGAACGATCCCGCAATAAGCGACAGATGGACAAAGGTTCACGGTCAATCCTCCGACAAACCCGGATGGACGCAAGAGGATGCAGAGGAAGCAAAGGCCGATTACGGCGGGGAGTTCTCACGCGACTATCGCATGATGGTCCTCGGTGAGTTTCCGCTTTCCGACGAAGATGGACTAATCCCACGCAACAAGGTCGAGGAAGCAGCACTCAACACGGACGCAGTGCCAGCGTCTAACAAGCCGATAATCTGGGGGCTTGATCCTGCTGGTCAGGGTGGCGACCGTTCGGTGCTTATTAAGCGCCATGACAATGTTGTGCTTGACGATCCGAAGGTCTGGAAAGGCTTGGAACCCGCAACGCTCGCCTACGCAGTGCGTGACTTGTATTTCACCACGGAAAAGGCAGAGCAGCCGAAGTTCGTTTGTGTTGACGCAATCGGTATCGGCAACGGCATCGCGAGTATGCTCAAGGAACTCGGTGTTCCGGTTAAAGCGGTTGTCGTTTCCAACACGCCAACAAGACGACCTGAGTTTTTCAATCGCCTTCGTGATCAATTGTGGTGGGAATGCCGAGACTGGTTTGTCAAAGGCAATGTAAGCATCCCCAAGCATTCCGAACTCATCAATGAGTTGTGCTTTCCGACTTACGACACAGAACGAAACGGCAAGGTGAAGGTCGAGGACAAGAAGTCGATCCGCAAGCGCATGAGTGCTTCGCCCGACTTCGCAGATGCGCTCTGCCTGACGTTTGCAGTTTCATCAACCAGCCTCGGAACTACTGCCGATTGGACGCGTGCCGTCGATTACGGCGATCTGCGCTGTTTTGAATAAGCCCCAATAAATACCCGGAATATTCAAAAACAAGAACCGCATTAATGCGGCGGAAGGCGCTATGGCTAAGAAAACTAATAAGAAATTCCTGAGCGATGACGATCTAGCACGTAAAATTGGAAGCATGGTCAACGATGCGGTTGGCTTCTCAAACGACAACATTGCGATCAAGCAAGAAGACGCCATCAAGCAATATCTGCGTAAGCCAATGGCAGGTGATGCAGCGATCAAGGGTCGCTCGAAATACATAGTGCCGAAAGTCCTAGAGCATACCGAATGGATGACAGGTCAGATACTTCGCGTCTTTGATACGCAGAAGAAAGTTGTCGAGTTTCTCCCCAATCGACCGGATCAGGAAGCGCTTGCAGAACAGCAAACAGACGTAGCGAATTTCGTGGCTCGCGATCTTAACAGTCATGTGGCTTGGTTGCTGCCTTGGGTGAAAAACTCGGCAATTACTGGCCTTGGTATCGTCATGGTCGAGTTCAAAGCGCACAAAGAGGAATTGCTGCCTCAGTTGATCAAGGGCGTGACGGACGAGCAACTTGTTTTCTTCAAGGAGCAGGAAGAAGCCGGAAAGATCATCATTGAGGAAGCAAGCGAACCATACAGTGCGCCACCACCTCCAACCGATCCGAATAATCCTGATCCGATGGCAGCGCTTGCGCAGTTAATGCCACAGCCACAGATTTACGATCTTAAAATCCGTCATATTCGCACTCAGCGCAGAATGAATATCGTGAACCTCGCTCCTGAGAACTTCATCGTTTCCAAGGACGCAGATTTTGACCAGCAGACCGGCGGCATTAAAGCGAAGTTGC